GTGTAAAGATTTTTTAATCGAGTTCAGGGAAGTTATTGAAAAATATGGAATACCACAGGATATCTACTTTCAGACAGCAACAAATATTGTCATTTTATCAAACAACAATATTGCTGTTTATCCAAAGGCAAAAACAGGTCATTGTAAGCAATTAGAAATAGCATTTAGGAATATAGAAAAGTTAAAGAAATAACTTTATTACATTATCTGCTACGTCGTCCATCCCTGAGATTATTTCTTTGTAGTTTACAAGATTCATCAATGGTTGTTTTAGTGGAACATTAAAACCATAATTCATATTTTTTCACCCCCTTTACTAACTTAATATACCACAAAGTCGAAACTGCTGTAATTAGCAGCAGTCGGCAAGAGATAGCCTCCTTGCCCTGATGATGACAGGCTGAAAGTTGGTGAACAAATGGTGTATCTATCAACAGCGGAATTTGCGCAAATAAAAGGATGTAGTCAGCGTTATGTTAATAAGATGGTTGCAAATAGTAAAATAGCAGCTGAAAAAACACTAAACGGACAAAATCGTCCTACATATAAAATACCCATAACGGAGCTTACACCAGTCCAGCAATGTGAGTATTATAAAAGCCGTAATTTAGAGCTACCAGACGAGCTTAAGCCAAAAGCTGAAAGCAATAAAAATGAGATAAAAATGGAAGAGCTATGCGACCAACAGAGGCAACAAGTTGCCGACTGGGTAAAAATATTAGAAGACTTACAGGTTTTTGTGATTAACTTTGACGGCAAAAAAACAGATGCAATGGCAGAATTTATTGCCACACACAGCTATGACGGATACAAGATAACACAGGCTATATTGTACCGAAAACAGCGGCTGTATAAACAAGGAAACTTGACAGCACTTGCCGATAAGCGTGGCTACACACGAAAAGGTGTGTCTTGTATAAACCCAAGAGCGTGGAATATGTTTATGTATCTATTTTTGGACCAGCGACAACTGCCGGTCCAAAAATGCTATGAAAAAGTAAACAGCTGGTGTCGCCAAGACTATCCTGACCTGCTACCTTTGCCAAGTCCAGTTACTTTTTATAGGCATATAGGTAGTGACATCCCGTTACCTGTTAATATTTTAGGACGACAAGGCGAAAAAGCATATCGTGACATCTGCGGACTGTATATTAAGCGAGAATACGAAAATATGCAATCTAATGATTATTGGGTGGCGGACAACCACACATTTGATGTTATGGTTGACGGTGAAAATGGTAAGACAAAGCGTATGTACCTCACTGCGTTTATGGACGCAAGAAGCGGCGTTTTTGTTGGAACATATGTAACGGATAATCCGTCGTCACAGGCTACGCTGTATGCGCTGCGGCGAGGCATACAGAAATATGGCATACCAAAGGCAATCTATGTTGATAACGGTAGAGAATTTTTGACATTTGATGTTGGTGGTCTTGGTCACAGGCAGAAGAAGTCAACGAAAGACTTACCGCAAGTGCCACCAGTATTCGCCCGTCTTGGTATTGATATGGTAAATGCCATTGTTCGCAACGCCCGTGCGAAGATTATTGAAAGGCGCTTTTTAGATGTAAAAAACTCGCTGTCAAGATTATTCGACACATACACAGGCGGCAATGTCATGGAAAAGCCGGAAATACTTAAACAGGTGCTAAAAACTGGCAATATAATTGATGAAAAAGAGTTTACACATATCGTTGATGATATGCTTAACTACTATTTTAACGAGCAACTATATAACGGTCCTGTGGCTGAGGACAAAGGCAAAACACATATGCAGGTGTATAACGACCACCTCAAAGAAAAGCGTGTAGCGGCTGAAGAAGACTTGTATTTGATGATGTTGCGTAGCACAAGGCCACAAAAGGTTGGTCGTCGAGGCGTACATATTGCCGTTGCTGGTAAGAGGTTAGACTTCTATAACGACGAGCTGCTATTACATTGGCAACAGAAACAAGTGTATGTGCGATACGACCCCGAAAATCTCTCAAGTGTCAGAGTGTACGACTTAGAAGACAGATACATAACAACTGCTGATGCAGACAATAAGACCGTGGCAGAATATGGCAGTGATAAAGAGACCATATCAGCAGCAATGAAAGTAGTGCGCAGACAAGAAAAAATTACCAAAGACAATCTTGCGGCTCAAAAAGTGGTTGCTTTTGGTGCAAAAACAGCACTTGATATAGTACTTACAGATATCGAAGAAAAGAAGCGTAGTAAATCAAAGCCAGATAATGCAGTAATAAGCATTAAACGAGCTGACGAACAGAACTACTACAGCGAATATGACGAAGCTGTTGGCGGAGAAAGCCATACGGTTGACATACACCGTATGATACAAAATGCCGAGAAAGGTGATTAATATGTTGCAAGAACGGTTAAAACAATACATACAGGACTGTGGAAGTCAAGCTGAAGCAGCACGCCGTATTGGGTATAGCTCAGCAGTGATAAGTACATACCTTGCGGGTACATATAAAGGTAATGTCAGTAATTTTGAATCTAAACTGTCAGAAATCTTTGCCAACCTTGACGCAGAAAAAGAGTTGCAAATTGGCAGCAATACATATGTAAGGACAAGTATATCAACCGCCGTATACTCGACAATAAGGATGTGCCACCTTAAAGGCGGGCTGGCAATAGAGTGCGGAGATGCCGGTATAGGCAAGACGATGGCTTGCCGACAATATGTTGCAGATTATCCAAATACCGCAATCTACATAAGTGTCAACCCGTGCATTGCAACTACGGCGGCGTTTTTAAAGTGTCTGTGTATGGCGCTTAATATGCCGACAGGACGTAAAGATGATATGTGGCTCAGATTGTGTGACCGCCTAAAAGGCGAACGGAAAGTGCTAATTATAGATGAAGCACAACATTTACCAATAAAAACAATAGAAAGCATAAGAGCGTTTTTTGATGCATACCCGGAAATTGGTGTGTGTATGGTTGGAAATGAAGACACATATAGTAATTTGCACCGTGGCAGAGCTGCATTTGCGCAGATAGTTAATCGCACAAAATTAACAGAAATCAGACATACACAATCAATAACGTCATCAGACATAGAATTGTTGTTCCCGGCACTAAGAGGGAAGCAAAAGGAAATACAATTAGTGCTAAAAATTGCAAGATCTGAACAAGGTATAAGGGGTGCACAAAATCTATACAGCAACGCTTGTAATAATAATGACATCACATTTGGTGGACTTATAGAAATGGCGAAATATATGAAAATATTAATAAGAGCTTAAATCACAGTTAAACGATGATTAATAATGCTTACAACTGTCACTCCTGAAAATATAGGGCGTGGAAACACGCCCACCTTAATGCTACCGATGGCGGTCACAAGTCCGCAGGCAGAAAGCAGAGTGAGGAAAAACAGACAGAAGGTGTGTAACGTGTGTAAACACGAAGATTGCAGATGGCGAATTGAATTAAGCGCCTGTCAGCCAGGTATGCCAGGCAAAAGATATACAGCGTGTGGCTATTGTTATTATACAGGTAAGCTGCGTGGTTGTTCTGCCGCCAGCTGCAAAAGATACATACCCTCTCGTCTGTGCAAAACACAGAAAGGATGGGACAAATATGAATACCAGTCAAACAAAGACAAACGGTTGTGACCTCTATCTATGCCCAACAAAACAGCAGATGTTATGTTGTGCGGACTGCGAGAACCTGTCTTGCAAGGATAGGTGCGACAACACCCCTGAGTTGTGTCCGTTTTTTAAGGGAGGTGACAACAAATGATTAGACTAACCTACCAGGGTGCTGACGGCACCTGGGGCGTTGCTGGAATGAATCCAGGCAACGAATCCGAAAAGCTGTATCTCTGTTGCACAAAGTTACGAGATTACGAAAATACAGGCTTTTCGCCAGACGAAATAACAGAACTGGCTGAGCAGTTAAATGCAACACGTGCTGCAAAAATGGACTTAGAATACCAAATAATTAGGGGAGCATTTATAAAATGACAACAAAGGCGTTAATTAAAAAATTAAGAGAAAATCAGCTAACTACCGCTGATCCCGAGCAAATTAGTGCTGTTTGCTCCGAGGCGGCAGACAAACTGGAACAGTACGAAAAGTCAGAAAGCACACGCAATAATGAATGTGCATATCTTGACAAAGAAACAAATCGTTGTATGGCGCTTACTGCAAAAAGCTGTGCCGGTTGTAATTTCTTTAAAACCAAGTTTCAGGCAGCTTGTGGCCTTGGCGATGCAAGAGCATACAATGAAAAGCACAACATAGTCTATCCTCGTCACGATTGATGACGTGGCAAGAGAAAACAGCCTTTGGTTTGTCGTTTAAGGCTGGGAAAATAATATTAAATTGTGATGGACACTATATCTACTGTAAAAAAGTCCCAAGCGGAGAAATATGGGTGTCTGAAATTACAGACGACAAAAAAGAACCAGCGCCGACCGAGCAATATCGTTACTGCTCAAAGCGCAAAAGAACGATATTCGCAGAACATTTTACATATTATTGCCCCTGTTGGCAATCAGTTGAGGCTCTAATACGGCATTTAGAAGATAACAACAAAAAAATTACGGTTTCATAAGGATGTGAAAAAATGGAAGAAGAAGAATGGAAATTAGTCAAAAATAAACTAAGTCACGAAAACGGAATTGTAAATCTTACAGTTGACGGGTATGAGATTACGCTAACATCTATAATTGAAAAAAACAAACTCTATATTGTGGTTTATGTTGACAAAAAAATAAAAGGGGAATGGATTACAGAAGATTGCGAAATCCGTCGAAAGTTTTATTACAAGAGTAAGTATTGCCCTATTAAAAGAATTGATAATACAAGAATAAAAATAAACAAGAAGTATAGACAAGAGTTGATAGACAAGTACACATATTACACATACAGCCCGTATTTTGGTAGTTTTAGAACGCTAAAAAGTCAGTTAGTTAATAACAATGACAGTATAGAGTTAAAAAACAGTAAGGAGTGTATATAATGAGCAAAAAGTATGGATGTATGCCGTTAAAAAGTAACATAGAACAACCGTACAACAGCCATTGGCGACTAACAAAATGCCCGAATTGTGGTAAAGAATGCTGGGAAACACCATTGCAGCGTAACATAAAACAACAAAATTCTAACTTGCAGTTTGTATGTACAGAATGTGCAATTAAACTGGCTGTTGAAATGGGAGACAATAAAAATGGAAGCTACAGATATTAAAAAAATCATAATAGAGGACAAAGACGGCACGCAGGAAATACATAAAAAGGGAGTTACGGTATAGCTTGAACCGAGCAAAAGTGGCGACGAAGATAAAGTAGTAATGAACTTTGTCAATATGACCAAGCCAGAAATAGCAGGTTTCTTAAGTGTAGCAACTGATATGTACATAGAACTTGGCGAAGCGTTAGCAAACGGGGAGTAATCTCCCCACCTTAATGCAGCTCCTGCGGTGCAGGAACGGTCACAAGCCCGACAATGCAGAGTGAGGTAAATAATATTATATTAAATTAGGAGGTAAAAAAATGAGTATAAGCAAAAAAATTGCTAAAAACGGCGCTATTACACTGCCAAAAAAGCTACGCACAGAGGTTGGATTTTTCGGTGGCAACGCCGTTGACATCGAAATGGCAGATGACGGCGTTAAAATTAAAAAGCACTGCCCTACCTGCCAAATGTGTGGAAATGTGCAAAATGTTGTAATGGTTGACGGTATAGAAATCTGTGCAGATTGTGCCCATAAACTGCATGAGGCGGTGATGCAGAATGGTAATCACTGATATTACGTCAAAAATTGACCGATTACACGCTATCAAAGACCAACAATCGCAACTGAAAAACGAGGCTGACAAGATTGAGGCGGAGCTGTTACAGGTTGCCACTGAGGATTTGGCGAATACCAAATATAAATCCGTTAAATATGCTGGAACTGATTGCAAAATGATGGCAACTGTAGCCGACAACGTTAAAATTACGTACGCTACACTGCTGCCATTAATTTTTGGCGAATGCTATACAGACATGGTCAAGGTTAGTGAAAGGGCTGAGCTTACCGCTCCTGCAAAGCGATTACTTGCAGGACTGTGGACTGGAAACTATGTTGCCGGCACAACAGTCGATGAAGTTATTAAGTCGTTAAATCAGCCTGAAAAGGCTGAAAAACTGCTACTGAAAAAGTGCAAAGGTATCAATTATCAAAAAGATATTGATAATCTGATAACTATTGCAGGGCTGACAGAAGAACAGGCGCAAGAAAATGCCTACCTGCTTGCGGAAGCTAATATATGGCAACAGTTTGAAACGCTGATGAGAGCTAACAACATTACCGATGAGCAGTCTATTAAAGACATTATGGCTAAAATACAGGCGGCAGTGGTCGTGGAACAGTCAACTAAAATAAGTTTGGAGGGGTGATTTTGTGTAAATTACCCGCACAAATCGTAAAAATAAGTACTGTGCGAATTAACCGAAAATATGAAAAGGTATGTAACTGCCGCAAACCACACTATGAAATTGATACACAAAATCATAATGTTACATGTCTTACTTGTGGAGCAATAATCGACCCATTTAGAGCGCTCTGCAATATTGCAGAACACGTCGAACAAATGGAAAATGAGGTTAATCAGCTGCTTTTACAGGCAGATGAAATTAAAAATTACAAACCATATCTTAGGGTTATTAAAAATTTGGAGAAAAACTATAGGACAATGTATCCACGGTGTCCAAAATGTCACCAGGCATTTGACTTGAAAAACATAATTTCCTGGGTTGGTAAAGACTACGCAAAACTAAACTGTATGGAGGTATAAGAATTATGATTACCACAAGTGAAAGACAGAAAATCTTTGGATTAGCTAAACAGCTTGGTCTATTAGAACAATCCGGCGAAAAAGACTTACTGCACGACCTTATAGGCAGTCTTACAGGTAAAGACAGTGTTAAGCTGCTTGACACTACAGATTATAAGATTGTTGTCAAAGAGCTTGTGGCAAGAAATAAACTTAACCATCTACAAGCTCCACCGAAAAAGGCAACTACATACTATACCGTTACCCAAACGGGTATGACGGCAGGACAGCAAAAAAAGGTCTGGTATTTAATGTATCAGTTGCAGGGTTGTGATATGGCACCGAATGCCGCTGCTCTTGGCGATAGGTTGTGTGGCATTATCAAGAGGGAACTACACATTGACTGCACAGCTAAGCAGCCAATGCGGTGGCTGTCGTACCAGCAAGGCAATAAGTTGATAGAAACACTAAAAAATTACTGCCGCAGCGCAGAACAAAAAGTAATGCGGGGTGGTTGATTGGACAAACCGGATATCAAAATTACCGACCTGCAGGGCGAACAATACGACCTTGCGGAGCTTATCGGATTAGACAACTACATTTTGTTGTCTAAGACCTACGGCGGTACGACTTTGTACATAGCCAAGTATGATAGGATATTAAACATCAAGCGTGACAGACAGATTATGTGTGATTTTAACGGATATAATCATAAGTATCTGGCGCATAAGTATAACCTGTCTGACCGTACGATACGCGATATACTCGCAGGTGACAGAAAACAACAATTAGATGGGCAGATTTGCCTATTTGATGATGCCGCGGAAGTAAATCTTTGAAGTACTTCCGATATTATCCCCCCTATATATGAGGTATTATTGAGTTAGTAATTAACTCGGTAATACCTCATTTTTTAATCAAAGTTGGTGAAACAATGGAATTTGGACCAGATACTTGGTGGTTAGCCACTATTCTCCTTTCGGCAGTGATTGCTGTCGTAGGCTATGTTATTAAGCAAAGCATATCAAGCTATTTGGAGCAGCAGAAAGACCTGCTGCAAAAAATAGAGCACCATGAAAAAGACATAAATGAAATAAAAAGGACTTATGTAAATAAGCAAGAGCTTGCGGACGTAAAAAATGATTTTGTAAAACAGACCGATAAGCTGCAGAGCGATGTGGAAGAAATAAAAGGTCAAATGCTGACTAAAGTTGATTATTACCGTCTGCAAACGCAGACGGAGCAAAAAATAGACAAGATTTACGACCTGTTAATCAAGCGAGGTGAAAACAATGGAAAATAATCAATTACAGGACATTAAGCGAGGTCGTTTTAAGCAAAACAATGCGGCTACGCTCAGAGCGTTAAACCTTATGCGCACACGTTATGAGCGACTATCTGACGTTAAATATGCCCTGCCAGATATGGCGGAGCAAGAGTATTTAGACAGCATTAACTACTTGTACGAGGCTGGTTATTTGTTAATAAGAGAGGTACGCACCAAAGCACCGGCAAACCCGGCAGATTACGAATATGGAATGCTGGAGGGCAAGTTATCCCACCTTGGCATTAAAATTTTGGCAGGAGATATTATAGATAACAGCATTGGGGTGATTTAATGAGAAGCAAAAAGCGCCGTGCCACTGGCACGATAGACAAGCTACAGCCCCAATTAAAAGACACAGTTGACCAAATGCTGTTGGCTGGTGGTACATACCGAGAGATATGCCAATACCTTGCCGAACACGAGGTTAAGCTGACACAGTCCTCTGTTAGTCGCTATGCCCGTAGATTTTTAACCAGCGCTAATGAGTTGAGGATTGCTCAAGAGAACTTTCGAATGATACTCACAGAAACAGAACGCTACCCGAACCTTGATCCTGCCGAGGCTATACTACGCCTTGCAAGTCAAAAAGCGTTTGATGCACTATCTCTTGTGGACGACGGCAGTTGGGCAGATACTGACCCGGATAAAATCATAGCCAATGCCACGGCACTGGCAAGAGCTGTAGCGTACAAGCGCAAGATTGATACAGATGTTAAATCTGACACAGAGTTGGCACTGGAGAGTAACCAAGCGCTGCTATATGACAATCTTAAACGAGATAACCCTAAGCTGTACGACCAGCTGTATGAATACATAAAACAGCAAAAAGCAAAGGAGCTGTGCGCCGATGAATAGTCAATGGTATGTGTTGCAAGTAACAACCGGACAAGAGTTGCGCATACAAGGTGACCTGCACCGCCGTGGAATACAAACCATAGTGCCTGTGGAGCAGAGAGTAATACGGCAGCGCGGCAAGTGGGTAAAAAAACAATACATAGTCTTTGCCGGCTATGTATTTATTAAAATCCCGTATAGCTTTGGCTTATACTATGCGTTATCTGGCATACATGGTGTACTGCGGATATTAGGCGGCGGAAGTAATCCTACCGCCCTTACACACACCGAAATCAAAAACATAGATAAATGGTCTAAAATACTTGGAGAGCCGTCAGTAGTTAAGTTTAATGATGATGACAGTTATGAGATTTTAGGTGGTGTTTTAATGCAATTTAAAGGTCATATAAAGACCATCAAAAGGCGATATAGACGAGCGATTTGTGATGTTAATGTTGCCGGAACGGCAACACAAATAACATTGTCATTTATAGAACCAACGGAAAAAGAACAAACGCCAGAAAGGTCAAGGGTTGATTCGTCCCCTGCCGCCGGAATGGCTGACATATAGTGAACGCACTGCGATTTAGTTATAAATTGCAGATGGCGGAGCTGTGTATTTAAGGAGAGAAAATGATAGCTAAATTAGAATTAGGTGATTGTATGCAAGTAATGCAGACGGTCAAGGACGATAGTATTGATATGATATTGTGTGATCTGCCGTATGGCACTACCAAATGCAGTTGGGACTCCGTTATACCTGTTGTACCTCTATGGAGGACATACAAGAGAGTTATTAAGCCATACGGCGTAATCGTATTATTTGCTGTACAGCCGTTTACGACACGCCTGATATCAAGCAATCAAAAAGATTTTTGTTATTGCTGGTACTGGCATAAAAACAACAAAACAGGTGGCATATTATGTAAGAGGCAGCCAATGCGCTGTATTGAGGATATCTGTGTATTTATTCCGGGCAAACGCGCGAAATCCACATATAACCCACAGGGTCTTAAGGTGCTAAATAACCCCAGGATACATCAGGCGGCTAAAAGCTCCAATATATATAATTTTTGCAACAAAAATCCAAGTATACAGAGATATACAAACTATCCGTGCCACTTGCTTGAGTTTAAGGACGTTGGCAGTAAAAGAATGCACCCGACACAAAAGCCAGTGGAACTGCTGGAATATCTTATTAACACATATACCAACACCGGAGATACTGTATTGGATAACTGTATGGGCAGTGGGTCCACTGGGGTTGCCTGCATCAACACCGATAGAAATTTTGTAGGCATAGAGCAAGATGAAAAATACTACAACATTGCAAAAAAGCGCATTGAAGAAGCTTGGGAGGCTAAAAAGCAAAAGAATTAATGCAATGATTGGGCTGCTGTTTAATAAACAAAACTGTTTTCGCTGCTCCTTATCCTATTGGATATAGGGGCAGCGGCATTGCTTAACGTTGCTGTTACATTTTAGGAGGTGGTGCATTATGGCACGAAGCAAAAAATTAGCAACGCTTGATGAGCTGCTTAAGCAAACAGATACAAAAGCAGATTTTAATATAGTTGAAGATTTAAAAAGCCTTGAAAGGCTCTACGGCGTAATTAAATCAAGAGATTATCGTAAAAAGCTACAGGCTCTTGTGGCTAAATACGAAAAAGCAGAGCTTACGGAAGTGCGTAATGCACTGTTGTCAAAATGCCGACAAGGTGATACACAAGCAATCAGGCTGTACGCAGATTACTTTAAACCTGCGGAGAATACCGCCGAAGACGATGGACTTGCGGAGGCACTAACTAAAGCAAGTAAAGAGGTGTTTGCAGATGATTAAGTTTGATAAATTTAGTCGAAAACAGCTACAAATACTTACTTGGTGGGTAAATCCGGATATTAGCAAAAAATACGATGCCATTATAGCCAACGGCTCAATCCGTAGCGGCAAAACAATGTCTATGAGCTTGTCTTTTGTTATATGGGCAATGAGTAATTTTAAAGATTGTAATTTTGCTATTTGCGGCAAAACGGTTGGCTCTTGCCGTCGTAATGTTATCGCACCGCTAAAATTGATGTTACATAGGTATCATATAACCGACAAAAGGTCTGACAATCTACTTGTTGTTGAGCAAAACGGAGTTAAAAACAACTTCTACATTTTTGGTGGCAAGGACGAAAGCAGTCAAGACTTGATACAGGGTATCACTCTTGCAGGCATTTTATTGGACGAGATTGCGCTAATGCCAAAAAGTTTTGTTAATCAGGCAACTGGTCGTTGCTCTGTCACAGGAGCAAAGTTTTGGTTTAACTGTAACCCGGACACACCTTATCACTGGTTTTACAAAGAGTGGGTTGACGAACAAAGCGAGTTTGCAAAAGATAAAAAAGTATTAAGACTGCAATTTACTATGGACGATAACCCAACATTAAGTGACAAGGTTAAATCTCGCTATCAATCTATGTACACAGGCTCGTTTTACGACAGGTACATATTGGGCAAATGGGTAGCCGCTGACGGTTTGATATACCCTATGTTTAGCAAAGAGACTTGTGCTGTGCCGACAATCGAACGCAACTACATAGAGTATTATGTGTCCTGCGACTACGGCACACTCAACCCGTTTTCAGCTGGGCTTTGGGGGAAATGCGGCGGTATCTGGTACAGAATTAAGGAGTACTACTACGATGGCAGAGAAAAAAAGCGGCAGAAAACTGATGAAGAGTATTACAACGAAGTTGTAAATCTAATTGGTAACAGGCGTATACGCAGTATTATAGTTGACCCGTCTGCTGCAAGTTTTATAACTCTGATACAAAAATACGGTAGATACAATGTCCAAAAAGCAGACAACTCTGTCATTGATGGCATAAGGTTGACAGGTACCTGCATCAGCGATGGAAGAATCAAATTTAACGACTGCTGCGCAAACACTTTCGGCGAATTTTTGTCATATATTTGGGACACTAAACACGCCGAAAAGACCGGAGAAGATAAGCCAGTAAAAGAACACGACCACGCAATGGATGATATCAGATATTTTTGTGCTACTGTTATCGGACGCAACGGTGTCGGTGTTATTAACATATAGGGGGTGATGATATATGCTTACAGATTTGAGCTTTTTAGACCGTGGCAAGCCTTTCCCACCGGACTGCACCAAGCACCGGTTTAAACGATACGCAGAAAATCGGGAACTGTTTGAAGATAAGCACAAAAATGTCTATAAGCAACAGTTTGAACGGATCGACAGAGTTATAGGCGATTTTAGCGAGGTTATATCTTATGCCATAATTGCCAATTTTCAGCGGCTTTTGTCCACCAAGACAGCAGACTTGGTTTTTGGTGAGTCACCAAAAATA